ATTACGTACCTGCTGGAGTTTATGATAAAGAATGTATCTATAAGCAGTCAAACTTAGACAACCAAGTTATATTTGTTGGTAGTAAAAAATATCACCAAGAGTGGAGCTATAGGCCTAAGCTTATTAACTGGCTTGAGGATAACTACAAAAACAACTTTAAACAGTATGGAAGTGGTGGATTACCATCAATTCGTGGACTAACACTTAATAAACTTTACTGGTCTACAAAAGTTGTTGTTGGTGACACTCTTTGTATAAACTTTGATTACCCAGATTACTGGTCTGATCGTGTTTATGAAACTTTGGGGCGTGGTGGTTTTATGATTCACCCATACGTTAAAGGTATGGAAAGAGAGTTTGAAGACAAAAAACATTTAGTATTTTACGAGTACGGTAACTTTGAACAACTAAAAGAATTAATTGATTACTACATAGAACATGATGAAGAGCGTGAAGAGATTAGAAGAGCAGGACATGAATTAGTTAAGTCTAATTATACTTATAAAAATAGATGGCAACAAATATTAAAAGAGTTAAATCTATGACATCTATTTTAAATCATGAAGAATATAGTTTTGAAATAAGAGAGAACACAGAAGATCCCAGCTTTGATCATAACCTTGATTTTAAAGTAGTTAACGAAACATGGATAGAGAATGTATATAGAATACATGATTATCAGTTTGTTGATGGTGGAGTTTTTGTTGATATTGGTGCAAATATTGGAGCAGTTAGCCTATTCGTAGATAATTTTAATAAAAGTAGAGACGATGATAACAAGATTAAAGTATATGCTGTAGAGCCAGAGCCAAACAATTTACATCTACTTAATCATAATATAAAAAATAATGCTACTGAAAACATTACTGTAGTTAATAACGCTATCTGGCATGAAAAGAAAATGGTTTCAATTAGTAATCGTGGTGGCAATAGTAGTATTGTAGATCTAGAAAAAAATGATAAGTCAGAAGTGTTAGCAATAACTATGGAAAATTTATTCTCAACCTATAAGATTAAAGAGGTTGATGTTATGAAAATTGATATAGAGGGTGCAGAGTTTGATCTTATTCTAAATACTCCCGCAAAAACTTTAGCAAAAATAAAAATATTAGTACTTGAATTTGATAAGTCTTTTGATGGAAAGTTTGGTCAGATGGTTGAAAAGCTTTCAAAACAGTTTGGAATTGATATCTTGGGTAGTCCTGAAAGAGGGGGGTACATCTATGCAAACAGATACTAAGATTGATTATTTAATTTGTATACCTGTTTATAGGGTAACAGAAAGAGTATACAAATGTATGGAGTCTATAAAAGATAAAAATGTTTTGTTGATAGACAATAGCGGTAATAGAGAGTGCGAAGTATTTGAAAAGAAGTATGGTTTTCAGGTAGAATATCAATCAGAAAATATTGGCTTATCAAGAGCATGGAACATAGCGCTAAAAAAGAATCATGATTGGACATTTGTTGTTTCATCTTCAATGTTATTTAATAAACCTTTCTCACACATTGTTGATATGCTCAATGATTTTAAGGGTGTAATGTTTAGAACACAGCACGGTTGGCATCTTTGTGGAATAAATAAAAAATTAGTTTCAGCTATTGGGTATTTTGATGAAAACTTTTATCCCTATAATTTTGATGACTGTGATTGGGATCATAGGTGTAGACTTCTTGAAGAACAGTCTATGACTAATCCTGAATCAGATCTTGTAGTATCTTGGCGTAGTCAATTTGTACATTCTAATACCCCAATAAGTTATGTAATGAGAATTAGTGCTTCAACAGCAGAAGTTGACGCTTCATGTCAAGTAGATGGTGGCGCAACCATAGATGGACTACAGGTAAAGTTTGAAGGTGTTCATGGTTACTTTAAATCTAAATGGGGCGGGGATAGAACAAGAGAAGGTTGGGGAGAATATAAGTATCCCTTTAATGATCCTACAAAATCTTTAGACTACTGGCCCGTAAATGACATACCAACTTTAAAGAAACAATATGGTTTAGACTAATGGCTACAATAGGAATCTTACCAGCATCTGGGAAAGCATCTAGAATAGGTGGTATCCCAAAGTTTTGCCTTCCAGTTTCAGAAAAAGAATCTATACTTCAGTGGCATGTTAATCAAATGCTTGAAGTATGTGATGAAGTTAGAGTTTCAACAAGGGCTGAATGGGTTCCTATTATTCAAAATATGGACATGAATATAAAGTTAGTTGTTCGTGAACCTTCAACTATGTCTGATGCTGTTAAGTTTATGGTTGGAAACTATAACGATACCGTTTTAATTGGAATGCCAGACACTTATATTCTTGACTGTAAAACTAATATCTATAAAGAAATGATGGATACTGCTGGCGACTTAGTTCTTGGAACTTGGAGTTGTGATCCAGAACTTAAGGGTAGAGTTGGACAGGTCTTAGTATCTAATGGTAAAGTTATTTCATCTAGAGATAAAGTCTCTGATTGTGAATATACAGACATGTGGGGAACAATGCTGTTTCGTAAAAATCTTATCAGATACATCGATCCACTATTAGAGCATCCAGGAAAACAGATACAAGACTGGATAGACATGAATCTTGATATTAGATCCGTAAATCCTGGTGGAAAATATATGGACATTGGAACACTAAAAGGATTAAAACAACTATACAAAGAGATGGACTCATGAGACTAGGAATCATTGCAAGATCAGATAATACTGGACTAGGTAATCAAACAAGAGAACTTGTTAATATGCTTAACCCAGATAAGATACTACTAATTGATTCAACACACTTTAACGGTAATCAGCAACATCCAGAATGGTATGAAGGATATAATTACAAAACAACCTCTGTAGGAATGCCAACAATGAAAGAATATACTAGGTTTCTACAAGACATTGATGTAGTGTTAAGCTGTGAAACATTCTACAGCTTTAACTTTGTAGACTTGGCTAAGAAACATAATGTCAAAACAATATTGCAATACAACTATGAACTATTTGATCATCTAAACAACTCAAACATAACACTTCCAGATGTTTTACTATCACCAAGTTTATGGAATATTGAAGTAGTTCAAAAAATGTTTGGGGACAAAACTAAAGTTATTTATTTACCACCACCAACAACTACATCAATCTTTGATAAGCCTAGATTAAATAACTTATCTAAAACTCACAACAAAATTCTTCATATTGGTGGAAAGAAAGCTGCTAGAGATAGAAATGGTACAGAGTCTGTAATAGAAATGATGACAAAATCTAAAGCTGATTTTGAGTTAGTAATTAAAACACAAACAGATCTAAATATTAAAGTTAAAGATTCAAGAATAACTATTGATACTGATAACGTTAAAAACAGAGAAGATCTTTATTCTGGTTATGATGCTATGATCTTGCCAAGAAGGTATGCTGGATTATGTTTGCCAATGAATGAAGCATTGATTAGTGGACTACCTGTATTTATGACAGATATATCTCCTAACAATCTTATTCTTCCAAGTCAATGGCTTATCCCCTCAGAAAAAATAGGATCGTTTAAAACTAAAACAATGGTTGATCTTTATTCTCCAAACACAGATAAGTTTGCTAGTCTTATTGATGATTATGTTGAGAACTCTAATAAGATAGATAGTAAACAACAAGCTATTAATTTAGGGTTTAGTCATTTCTCTGTTGAAAACCTTAAAGATAAGTACCTAGAAATAATAAACGGGTAACAAAAAAGCCAGCCTATCTCTAGACTGGCTAATCTGTAAGTAGAGACTACTTCTTTGGAGCTGCTGCCTTCTTAGCAACTCGCTTTACAGGTGCCTTAGCAGCCTTTAAAGCCTCTTCTACGGCCTTAGCATCTGGTAGTACACCAAAAGCCTTGTCGTTTGGATTAATTGCTCTGATTGCCACTGGCGCAAGTGCTGCTACTAGAGCAGTCCATAGATCCTTTGGATCTGTAACTCCTGCCATATATAGGGCAAGGCCTGATGCCAGGACTGATCTTCCGTATGAGGCAAGTAGTGCCTTTAGTTGTGTTGTATTCATTATTCCTCCTAGGATATAACTCGTGTTAGTATTGTGAAGCCAATCCAAAGACCAATAATTCCTGCGACTCCCGCAAAAACTGGTGGTGCTGGTACTGGCAATTTGAATGCAGCAAACACGATCCCGCATCCAAAACCTGTTAGTGTTGATAGTAGAACATCTTTCATTTAAAAGTTCTCCGATTCTAATTCATCATAATGTTTATCACAAAGATCTAGTATTCTAGTCTCTTTATTAGTCCAAATCTTAGTAGACTCTTCCTTACAACTTTCTTCTTCACAAACTTGAAATGCAGAATAAATTAATTTTCTTGGATCTTTTAGTTTAAACATCTTGATCCTTTGGTAGTATATTCTTTAATTCTTTATATGAAACAGAAATCTTTTTTAATATTTCATTGTTTGGACCTGCAACTACATCTCCATACTTTTCAAAATACTCAATAGAAGGATCGGTTTCAGCAACAAACTTATTTAAAGCAGCCTGAACATTTTCTATATACTCAAATGCCCAATCTCTTGATTCAGAAATAAAATTTAAAAAACTTTCTTGATGAATTTCTTCATCGGT